AATGTCTAATTGAATATATCAAAGAAGCGTATGCTACAGATAAGCCAGAAATAATTGAAATAATGGAACCTGGTCTTAATGAAGCAGAATACCAAGGACGCAAAGTTCAACTAGGAAAACCAACTCGCGGTGATGTGAAAAAATTCAAAGTGTATGTTAAAAATGACAAAGGCAATGTAGTTAAAGTTAATTTCGGAGATCCTAACATGAGAATCCGTAAAAGCAATCCGGCACGACGACGTTCATTTAGAGCTCGCCATCGTTGTGAAACTCCAGGACCTCGTTGGAAAGCACGTTATTGGTCTTGTCGAAAATGGTGATTGGATTTATAACATAAATTTCATATATTTATAAGTATGAAAAAGATAGAAGTTACCATGCAAGAAATTTGGGCAGCAACTAGACCCATCGTGCAAAAAAGCAAAAAAACATATACACGTAAACCTAAACATAAAAATAAGGACTTACAATGAAATGGTACATTGTAATTATTGCAACATTATTTAGTACATTAGTACATACACAATGCAGTCGATACCAAGTATACGAAAGCTTCGGAACTACAACAGTAACAACCCAAGGAGGAACCTGGACAATAAACTCCGTGATCACGGTAACAACACCTACTCGAACTGGCGGACGTGCTATAGGGTTTAATGGCTCTGGCGATTGGATTCGAACTCCAATCATTGCATCTCCAGGTGTTTTTTCGTTTTGGTATCGTCGTAGTACAAACACAACGGCGTGGAGCTGTGTTATTGAAACTTCGACCAATGGAACTACGTGGACAAGTCGAGGTACCATAACAACCATTACTGCTACATATCAGCAATATACAATTAACTTATCTGCATTAAGCAACGTATATGTTAGAGTCAGAGATACTCGAGCATCGGGTGCACAAGAACGATATATTGATGATATGTCTTGGACTTCAACAAACACCGTGCAAAACACATTGCTTCCGATGCTAGGCAATTGTTCACAAACAGTTAATGAATCCATAACAATTATAGATCAAGGTAGTTATGCTGAAACATATGGAAATAACTTATCACAAACCATAACATTTACACCAACGGATCCAACTAAAAAATTAGAATTAAATATTTCTAGTTTAAACATTGAAACTGATTATGATTATTTATATGTATATGATGGTTTCAACACATCGGCTCCATTATTAGCAACATTAACGGGAACTGCAACTAATTTGTCATACGTAACAACTCAATCAAATAGTGCAATAACTATTCGATTTACTAGTGATGTATCCAATATCGGAACATGGGCTGGATATCAAGCAACAATCAATCAAATTTTGGCATTACCGGTAGAGTTAATGTATTTTGAAGGATATGCATATGATTCATACAATGCATTCGATTGGGCAACTGCATCAGAATGGAATAGTTCACATTTTGAAGTACAAGTTAGTCAAAATGGCGAAACATGGAACACGATTGCCACGCATCCGTCAGCTACAAATTCAAACACAAAAAACATATATCATGTAACCGAATCGGCACCAAATGCCAGTTTAAATTACTATCAATTGGTTCAACATGATGTGGATGGAAATTACAAAGTATACGGTCCGATATTAATTGATAACACCAACAAAATACGCCATGTAGTGCGAGTACTAAACTTGCTGGGGAAAGAAGCTATGCCAACCGAATCGGGGCTATTGCTTGAAGTATATGACGATGGAACGGCAAAAAAAATCATAAGATAACTTTGAATTTGTATATATTTTTCATATAATATAAAAAAAGATATATGAATACGATACAAACAGGAAGAATTGATGATTCAACGCCAGGTTATTTAACCGTAATTGATGTTAACACAGGAGCAGACATTTCTGAGTTATTTAGGCCAGTTATGATAAATGCGGCATACACTAACAATCAAAATTTGGTATTTGACCATACAACGGGTCGAGCACGTCGAGTACCGGCAACAGATGATACAGGTCGTCAAATACAATATAAACAACCCGTATTGCAAGTGCAAGAGGAAAGAGAAATGGATCCTGTTTTGGAATTGATTAAGAATTCATACAAGATTAAGCCAAATGACTTAGAAATGTCTGACATTAAATGGAAGTATTTGGTTCGTTCAGCAGCCCGCGGAAAAAACATCATGATGGTTGGCCCTGCAGGTTGTGGTAAGACTCAAGCCGCAAAAGCATTGCCGGTAGCAACGGAACGTCCATTCTTTTATTTCAACTTGGGAGCTACACAAGATCCAAGAGCAACTCTTATTGGTAACACGCATTTCCAAGACGGCGAAACTACATTTGATGAATCGGCATTCGTAAGAGCAATTCAAACGGAATCGGCTGTGATATTGTTAGATGAGTTATCTAGAGCACATCCAGAAGCATGGAACATCTTAATGACTGTTTTAGATGAAGGTCAACGCTATTTGAGATTGGATGAAGATGTTAATTCTCCAACTATTCGTGTAGCATCTGGAGTATCATTTATTGCCACTGCAAATATCGGTACCGAATATACTTCAACTCGCGTATTGGACCGTGCATTAATGGATCGATTCGAAATTATTGAGGTTGATATTCTTTCTTTGACTCAAGAAGAAGATTTATTAACAAAAAGATATGGCAATCGAATTTCTCCTACAATGATACACGCTGTAGCTGATATTGCAGATGCAACTAGAAAAGAATGGAAATCAGAAGAAGGAAAATTGAGTACCATGATATCAACTCGTATGACAGTTCGTGTTTGTGAATTGTTAGCAGATGAGTTTTCATTGTCAGAAGCCATGGAGGTATCGGTATTACCATTCTTTGATGCATCGGGTGGAGCTGACTCCGAAAGAACCTTTGTGAAACAAATTATTCAAAAACATATTGCCACTGAAGTACAAGATATTTTCAATACAGACGAAGATGATAATCCATTTTAATGCTTAAATATTTGGAAAATAACATTTAATTTCATATATTATAATAAAACGCAAATATGGCTATTCAAAACAATAAACCAGTAGTAATGAAGTCTTTTTCTAGTAAATCAGCCTCGAGTTTCTGGTATGATTTTGATACTGACTTTAAGCGAGGAGATAGAGAGAATTCTTTAGATTTAACGAAACTTGCAGCTGTACAAAGGGCAATTGGTAATTTTGTTAATATCGTTACCGGCAAGCAAATTCCTGTTGTATTTCAAAGCAAAGATTCTAGTTATACCGATGGGGAACGAGTTGTTATAGGCACGCAGTTAGATAATAACCATTTTGACCCAGCAGTTGGATTGGCACTTCATGAAGGCTCGCATATTGCATTAACTGATTTTTCAATTTTTAAACGTTCTGATGGCAATACCACATCATTCATACAAGATACCAAAATGGCTGATGTGGCCCGGTTTCAAGGATGCGGTGACAACCTAACGGGTTCACAGTTAAACCATATTAAAGGTTTGTTGAATTGGATTGAAGACCGAAGAATTGATTATCATATATACACAAATGCACCTGGATACCGTATGTATTACGAGGCCATGTATAATCGTTATTTCAATGATAAAATTATTGACAAAGCATTAATTGCTCGCCAAAAGAAACACGAAACTTGGGATGATTACTTGTTTCATATTATCAATTTTACCAATCCAAATCGTCAACTTGATACGTTAAAACAACTCAAAACTATTTGGACTTTAATTGATTTGAAGCATATTAGTAGATTGCAATCAACGCAAGATGCATTGTTGTTATCGTGTGAAATATTTAAAATCATTGATGTAGCAGTAAAAACGGCAAATGAAAAACCAAAACCAGCTCCGAAAAAACCAAAACAACCACAACCTGAATCAGACGATACTGACATTGATACAGATAATGTTCAGGCCATGGATATTAGTGATGGCTCTGATTCTGAATCCGATGACACGCCTGATGTTCCCGAACCACAAGATCCAACGGAAGAATCTGAAGATAACGATTCGGAAGACGAAACAGACGACGTAAACGAAACTGCGGAAGATAACGATGATGACTCTGAAGATGAGGAAACGGATGAAGAAGATGCAGACGAAGAAGATGATTCCGATGCATTGTCACCTAATGATTTAAACAAATTAAAAAAGGCATTAGAAAAACAAGCTGATTTTATTGAAGGTAATTTGAACAAAAAAGGTCGATTAACAAAATCACAAAATGTAATGGTTCGTGCATTAAAGGAATCAGGAACCGAATCCAGAGTTGTATATACAGGCCCCGCAGGTAAAAGTGATCCAATTGATACAGTTGTTATTAAAAAATTAACTGCAAATGTTATTTGTTCAATGCCAGATTTATTCTGTCACAGCTCTGCAGCTTGTATTAATGGCAAAACTGATTATAAAACGTCAAGCTATACACGTATTATACGCGAACACGATGAAGCAGTAACTAAAGGCATTATATTAGGTAAACAATTAGGTAGCAAATTGCAAATTAGAGACTCAGAACGAACACTTAAAACAACTCGTTTGCAATCTGGAAAAATTGATAGACGATTAGTAGCACAATTGGGTTATGAAAATGTTAATGTGTTTCACAAAATTGTTACGGATAAATTTAAAAAGTATTTTATACATATTTCAATTGATGCATCCGGATCGATGACGGGTACGAAATTTCATAATGCAATTACTTCAGCAGTAGCAATTGCACAAGCAGCATCTATGACAACGGGTATACGAGTACAAATATCACTTCGAGGAACTAGTTCATTATCTGGCAACGGAAACAAATGTGTTACATTGTATGCATATGATTCTGCTTTGGATAAAATGAGTAAGGTTAGAAATTTATTCAAATATCTCAGTGTATTTGGAATTACTCCGGAAGGATTAGCATTTAAAAGTATTGAATCTGATATAAAAGCGGATGCGCGTGGCGATGAATGTATATTCATTAATTATTCCGATGGCGACCCTACTTCAATTGATGGATGTAGTCGTTATACGTATAACGGAGTTCAATTTACTAAAAAAGTTATCGATACATATAAATCGTTAGGAATTAATATAATTTCATATTTTATTTTCCAAGGATATGTATCAGTTAATTCTAAATCTAATTTCAAATACATGTATGGATCGGATTCGATGTTCATTGATCCATTGAATATGTCAGAAGTATCCAAAACAGTTAATCGCAAGTTCTTGGAAAAGGCAAAATAATAGTACTAATACTGTAAAAGTCACTATATCTATATTTATAATAAATAGGTTAGTTATGGTAGTTTATATTACAACAAATTTGGTTAATGGAAAACAATATATCGGTCGAGATATGTATAATAATCCTAAATATTTAGGCTCTGGAAAATTATTAAATAAAGCTATAAAAAAATATGGCCGAGAAAATTTTAAAAAAGAAATATTGCAAGAATGTGATACACTTAATGAATTAAAACTAGCAGAAGAACATTGGATAAAATTTCATGATGCTGCTAATAATAATAACTTTTATAATATTTTAGATGGAAGCACCGGTGGTGATAGTTTATCTAATCATCCAAATTTGGAAATAATTAAAGAAAAAATACGAACTGCTAGGACTAAACAAATTATTAATCATTCGGAAGAAACTAAAAAGAAAATAGCAGATGCACAACGCGGAGACAAAGCATATTGGTATGGCAAAACATTGCCAGATGCATCAAAAACAAAAATATCAGCTGCACTTAAAGGTAAATCAAAAAAAATATTAAAATGTCCGCATTGTCAAAAAAATGGCGGAGAACCGCAAATGAAACGATGGCATTTTGATAATTGTACAATTTTTACAGGTAAAAAACATAAACCTACAAATAAAATTGTTTGGAATAAAGGATTAAAAAATCCATATGGTTCCGAAACATTAAAAAAAATGTCAGATTCACATAAAAATAAAATTCCTTGGAATAAAGGAAAAAAGTTTATATAATAAAAAAAAAGGAATAAGTTATGTCAAAACAAATTGAATTCAATTCAGATGCTAGAATGAAATTAAAGAAAGGTGTCGACACATTAGCTAATGCTGTAGCTGTAACACTAGGTCCCAAAGGACGCAACGTGGTAATCAGTAAACAATTCGGTGGCCCTCATGTTACTAAAGATGGCGTTTCAGTTGCAAAAGAAATTGTGTTAAAAGATCCAATGGAAAATTTAGGTGCACAAATGGTTAAAGAAGTTGCATCTAAAACGGCAGACATTGCTGGAGACGGAACAACTACAGCAACCGTATTGGCACAAGCATTAGTAAATGACGGATTGAAAGTAGTGGCGGCAGGATCAAATCCAATTGATTTGAAACGTGGAATGGACAAAGCAGTTTCTCGCGTAGTTGCTGAATTGAAATCATTTTCACAAGAAGTTGGATCAGACAACGATAAAATCAAACAAATTGCGAGTATTTCTGCAAACAATGACAACATGATTGGTTCATTAATTGCTGAAGCTATGAAAGTTGTTGGAAATGATGGTGTTATCACAGTTGAAGAAGCAAAAGGAACGGAAACAGAAGTAAAGACTGTGGAGGGAATGCAGTTTGATAGAGGTTATTTGTCCCCTTATTTCGTTACCAATCAAGAAAAAATGCTTACGGAATTAGAAAATCCATACATTTTGCTTATCGACAAAAAAGTATCTTCAATGAAGGAATTGATTCCAATCCTAGAGCCAGTAGTTCAAACAGGACAAGGCTTGTTAATCATTGCAGAAGATGTTGATGGCGATGCATTGAGTACATTGGTTGTAAACAGAATCCGCGGTGCATTGAAAATTGCAGCAGTAAAAGCTCCAGGCTTTGGTGATAAACGCAGAGAAATGTTAGAAGACATTGCGGCATTGACAGGCGGTACCGTAGTATCTGATGTAACCGGAGTGACTTTGGCTAACATTACAATGGATCAACTAGGAATGGCTGAGAAGATTGAAATCTCCAAAGACAAAACTACCATAATCAATGGTGCAGGTGAAGCAGTAGATATTCAAGAACGCATTACCAAATTGAGAGTTTCAATTGAAACGTGCACATCTGATTACGAAAAAGAAAAACTTCAAGAACGTTTAGCTAAATTATCTGGTGGTGTAGCTGTGTTATACATTGGTGCACCAACTGAAACGGAAATGAAAGAGAAAAAGGATCGTGTAGATGATGCGTTAGCCGCAACAAGAGCAGCCGTAGAAGAAGGCATCGTACCAGGCGGGGGAGTTGCTTTGATTAGATGTCAAGATGCATTAGACCAAGTAGAAACGGTTAATGCCGATGAAAAAATTGGTGTTGATATCGTTCGCAAAGCATTGGAAGCTCCATTGTATCAAATTGTGAAAAATGCAGGTGGTAACGGAGACGTTGTAGTGCATTTCGTTAAAACGGCAACGCCAGACTTTGCATACGGATTCAATGCAAGAACCAACGAATATGGTGATATGATCCAAATGGGTGTAATTGACCCAACCAAAGTAACTCGTACGGCAATCGAAAATGCAGTATCAATTGCATCAATGATATTAATGACAGAATGTATCATTGTAGATGAGCCAAAAGACGACGAAGTACCACAAATGCCAATGATGTAATGAATCAAATACAAATACATAATGGGATTGCGTATAAAATCTTAAGAACGCAAACAATATCACATTTCTGCAAAGAAGAAAATGAACATCCCAATATGGATTATGTACAAGCAGTTAGAGATTGGGTTGGATCTGATCATGTATTGAGAACTCCAACTCATTTTCTTTTTTGTGAAACAATTCCGGATGTAGACTTTGAAAATGTAGATTAATTTCTTATAATATGTTATGAAAGAGTTATTCTTATTAAGAGGTTTGCCCGGAAGTGGTAAGTCAACTTTAGCTAAAACAATTGTCGGCCATGACTTTTTAGTTTGTGAAGCTGATAAATATTTTATGGTTAATGGCGAGTATAAATTTGATGCATCTAAACTAAAAGATGCCCATACATATTGCCAGCAGTTGGTTGAAACTTATATGAAAGACTCTTTAATCAATGATCAATTCTATCGCCAAATTGTGGTATCAAATACGTTCACTCAGGAATGGGAAATGGAAGCGTATTACATGTTAGCTGATAAGTATGGATATCGAGTGTACTCCTTGATTGTAGAGAACCGTCACGGAGGAGTTAATGAACATGGAGTACCAGCTGACAAGTTGGAACAAATGAAAAACCGATTTCAAATTAAATTATAAAAATGGAAAATAACAACAGCGTATGTTACGTAGGAAGCGTAACCGAAGTAAAAGCAATTGAAGGTGCTGACAACATTGAATTGGCAGTAGTAGGTGGATGGAATGCAATCACTAAAAAAGGCGAATATCGAGTAGGATCTTTAGTAGTTGTTGCTACAACAGATGCGGTAATTCCGGTGAAGTTATCTGATGCAATGAATGTAACTAGTTATCTTCGCAAAGGACAACGAGTAAGAACAGTTAAGTTACGCGGAGTGTATTCAGAATGTTTAATCATTCCAATAGCAAATGTCCCAGACAAATATCGTTATGATGGATGTGACTGTATGGAATTGTTAGGCATCGTCAAATACGAGCCACCGGTAACACAAGTACAATTGTCATCAGGCAAGAAAATTCGTTACCGTTCTAACACAAACTTCCATGTATATTACAAATTTCCTAATTTGAAAAATGTTAAAGGGTTGTTTACGGAAGCAGAAGAAGTTCAAATTACACGCAAATTGCATGGTACAAATGCACGTTTTGGTGTCGTAAAGAAAACTAATTTGTCTTTGTTTGACCGTACTCGTATGTGGGTTCAAAGAAATGTTCCATTGTTATCTTTTCCTGAATGGCAATGGTTGGATTACGAATATGTATATGGTTCTCATAATGTTGAAAAAGGATCTGATTCACAAGGATTCTATTCAACGGATGTTTGGAGAACGATTGCAGAACGTCATGATATCAAAAACAAATTGTGGAAAACAGTTCGCGAATTTGGCAAAGATGCAATTGGCAATGGATTCGTTATCTATGGAGAAATTTATGGAGCCGGCATTCAAAAGAATTATGATTACGGTTTAACTGATTTGCAATTTGCATTGTTCGATGTTACCGCTGATAACAAATATCAAGCGACTCGTGACACGGAATGGATTGCCGAATCATTAGGGTTAGAACATGTGCCAGTTTTGCATGAAGGCGTTTGGTCTCAAGAAGTACAAGACAAATACACATTCAAAAACTTCATTGAAGGAACCAAAGTACCACACGAAGGAATTGTTATTAAACATGTAAGTGGTGACCGTCATAAAGTTGCCAAAGTAATCAATCCGGATTATTTAATCTACGGAGAAAAAAATAACGTTGGCGATAGTCACTAAAAATTTATACAATGTTTAAAGGTTTTGAAAATTTTAGAATTGCATTAATAATAGTAATAGTATCATCGGTACTGGTTCCGTTATTCATATATTTAGCTAAGAAAGAAGTGTCATTGCAATGTGACTACGTTATTTTTATCAAAGGAGAAACAAGTCGGGATGCTAGGTATGTATACTTTTCCAGTACTGGCATCGCTACTATTGAATATTGTGATGGATCACAAGAACAAATTCCAACCCACAGAATACTTCGTGTAATAAACAAGTAATTTTGCTTGGAATTGTGAATATTATTTATTATATTAAATAAAAAAAACGATGACAATTTATTATGCAACTAGTTCCGCGCACACTACAATAGAAGTAGCACGTATCAGCTCAGATTCCTGCGAAGTTATAGGTAAAGCATTTGAGTTATTACCAAATGATATGCCGGTATTTACTATTGATACTGACGCAAATGGTATCATGACAATCGGCGATATACGCAAATTCATTAAATCATTGGAAGATGATGCGGAAGATTCTCTTAGTGATGCTGAGTATGCAAAAAAACATTATGCCGGTAAAGTTGATGTTGGTACTAGAAAATCAATATTTGCCGAGTTGACAACTGCTTGGCATAAAGAACATGATTTTATTGAAATTACTCAATGGACCAACGGCGAAGGCTACGATATCAATGTATGCACTAGCTTAGGTGAAAAACATATTTCATTGCACGAAACAGAATTTGCTGTAATACAATATTTAATCTCAGAACTAGAAAAATGACAGAACAAGAAATGAATGAGTTTCTGCAATCCATCGGAGGATTGGAAAATGGATACTACCCGGAGAGGAAATCAATTAAACATTACGGAATATTTGAATGTGGCCCGGGCTGGTACCAATTACTAAAAGATCTTATTGTTGATTTGATTGCATTGGGTTGGAATCAACAAGTATGTCAAGTAAAAGAAAAGTTTGGTGGTTTGCGATTTTATATCGATGCTGGTTCAGATGAAATATATGCACGTATCAGTGAAGCAGAGCGATTAAGTTATGAAACTTGTGAAGTAACCGGAGAACCTGGCAAACTACGTACTGATTTAGGTTGGCACGCAACGTTATGTGATGCCGAATATACAAAAAGAAAAGAAAAAAAGTAATATGGAACCATGGTTATTAAATTGGACAAGCTTCATATTGTCTAACACACAAGCAGAAATTGATGGATTAAAATACGCAGATGGCCCAGAGTGGACACAACGTATGTTTGAATCTTGGAAAAAGAATTCACATTGGGGTCAATGGGTATATGCTACAACTTACGGATTATCCGTTTCACAAGCAAAAAAACTTGAGGAATGGAAAACGCACATCAAAGCAATCTACGGTGAATATGGTGAATATGAATACACATTTAGTCCAAACGGTGTCGGTGTCGTAGTCACAGTTTATAGTTCATTAGCCAATACAATGTTGGATTTAACTGAGTCAGACACTTGGTAATTTGCATTAAATTTCTTATAATAAAATAAAAAATATGGAAAAACCAGATAAATGGGTTGTAATTCAAATTGGAAACGTTGACCCGATATACAAACTCTTTGCTTCATGGGCAGGTGGATACTTGAATGGCGATGCTTGGAGAATTAATAGTGGCATCAAAGCTATATATGAAGACGGTCCGCATTATGAATTCGTTGGATACTCTGGATCATCGTATGTATGTCATAAAAATGGCTATGGCATTGCAACATCTTATTCAGAAAACATGTTACGTACTATTATTGACCGAGGGGTTGAAAACGATATTCCAGTAACCATAATGCCAGCAGATACGGATTGGTTGAACTTAATTAAATAAACATGATGCTTCCTTGCCAATTTGACCACAATGCTGAATGCTTGATTTGCGATTGTTGGGCAACTAGTTGTGCGTATCTTCGTTGGAAGAACTGTGATTATACTTATGAAACTGCAGAAGAATTAGATGCAATGTTTAACATGATAGATAATGGTAAAAAGAATTAAAATAGGACCTTTTCGGTCAACATGGGTATTACGTCATAGATGGGAACCAGGTGCCAAAGATGGTGTTCTGAGTAGCAACTATGAAGGGCATAAAATTAGAACAACATTGCGTTTAGGTATATGGGCCAAACGTAGTAAAGTGGTTGGTGCTGCTAAACGTAGTAAAGATGGAAAAATGGTTGCTTCGAAAACATTTTCAGCCAACAACATGATAAACAACTATATGATTGGATTAGAGTTAATTGTTTGCAGAGTTTGGGTTGATTTCACATTTAGACCAACATTAGGTAGAAAATAAAGAAAAAATGAATAAATTAGATCTAGATTACCAAAATCTTTTAAAAGATATTTTAGAGAATGGTATTAAAAAAGAAACTAGAAATGGAGGCACACTTTCAGTGTTCGGAAGACAAATACGTCACAAGATGTCAGATGGTTTTCCACTTCTTACAACAAAGAAGATGCCATTTAAAACAATTGTAACTGAATTATTATGGTTCTTACGTGGTGATACAAACATTAAATTCCTAGTTGATAATAATTGTCATATTTGGGACGGTGATGCTTTCAAAAACTATATTAATAAAACCAATGAATTTAGAGGTGACTGGCCAGACACACCTGAAGAATTTATTAACAAAATCAAAACAGATAATGAGTTTGCAAAAAAGTGGGGTGATTTAGGCCCTGTATATGGTAAGCAATGGAGAAGTTGGAAAGTACCTACGGGGATTACTGATGTTGGGGTTTTTAGTTCAAAATATTTTGAAATTGATAATATTGGTCATAGAATAACATATAAAACAATAGACCAAATCCAAAATCTAATCAACGACCTTAAAACAAATCCAGACTCAAGACGATTAATGGTTAATGCTTGGAATGTTGGAGAGTTGGACCAAATGGTTCTTCCACCTTGTCATTATGGATTTCAAGTTTATACAAGAGAGTTAAGTTCACAGGAACGAATTGCAATTCATGCTAGCAAAGGATATATACCGAATATCGACCCTTTAGATTATGTCCCAACCAGAGCAATCTCTTTAATGTGGAATCAACGTTCAGTAGATACATTCTTAGGACTTCCATTTAATATCGCATCTTACGGATTATTGTTAGAAATTATTGCTAAAGCAGTGAATATGGTACCAGATGAATTAATTGGAAATTTGGGTGATACCCATTTGTATTTGAATCATATTGAACAAGCCAAAGAACAAATTGGTAAAATTCCATGGGAAGAACGAAAAGAAATGTTAACAGACCCCATTGATGTTAGAGAATTTGGCAATATAACACCATTTACTGAACCTGTAATACATTATTGGTTAAATTATAAAAATATACCTTACTCAAGAAGAATGCCATACACGCTACCAACTCTAAACATCAACACAGAGTTTTGGCCAACTGAATCAGGAGAGTGTGGAGAAGGCGCTATAGATGCCATATCAGTATTCAATAACTTTACCAATGATCACTTTTGTCGTTGCTTGTTGGAAGAAGACTTGCAACTAGGAAACTACCAATCACACCCACCAATTAAAGCACCATTAAGTAATTAAGCATGAATAAAATCTATGAGATATTCAAACAGCATCGACGCCAGTTATCATTCATCTATCTGTTCATGCTCATCGCCGAGCTGTCCAACCTAGCAACACCGTTCCTGCTTGGTAAGAGCATTGATGGCTTGATGAATGGCACATGGCACTGGTTGGTGCTGTTAGGAGTATCATATTTCTTATCTGCATTTTTTAATTATAAACGAATGGTGTATGATACCAAAGTGTACACTCGAATATACAACAGCATCGTGTTTCGCTTTCTGCGGCAACCACATCATGATACATCCACCAAAATTGCTAGAACAGATATGGCACATGATATTGTTCATGTACTAGAAGGCTATGTGCATTATTATATTGCAACCATTGTTACAATTATAGGATCTATTGGGTTTATTTACTCAGAAAATTGGCAGGTTGGTATATTGGTTAGCATTGCATTTGTATTAATACTTGCAGCTGTAACCATACTATACGGCAAAATAAAACAGGCAATCAAACTGAGGAACACTCACTATGAACGCAAAGGAGACGCTATACAAGCTGGATATGAGGCCTCAGTATTGTTTTTTAAACGGCGAAGACATTTAGAGATATTCGAATCAACTCTGCAAGGTAAGAATTGGTTCCTCATCATGATGATTAAAAACATATTTTTGTTTGTTGCCATCATGGTGTTAGTACTGACAACTCAACATGCTACGATAGGTAATGTGATCACAGTATACTCGTATGTAAATAATTTTCTTATCGCACTGCTGTCAGTACCGGTAGCAGTAGAAATGTACACCCGATTAAGTGACATATTAAAACGAATACATTAACCTATGGAAGACATTAAAATAGTGCATCTAAAGAGCAATGCACAACGACTTGAAACTTGGATTGCAATGGTGAACGGAGACATTGTAGGACATATTTACATGGAACGAGAAGAAACTCAACGCATTAAATTCCTTGATGCTTGGGTTCACGAAGACCATCGCCGTAAAGGAATCTTTCGAATGCTGTGGGATGCACGTTGGGAATACGTCCAACAAAAATTCCGGGGCTATTTAGTGTATGCGTGGTGCAAGCCTGCATCGTTGCCATTGTTATTGGAAAAGGGGTTCGATGCTGGTGAAACCTGTACATACGTAGAAAAAGTAGTGGAATAATATTTATATATATGAAATGGTTATTAATAGTATATTTGTTGTTATGTAATTATGCATATTCACAATGTGCAGGAACGCAATCATTTACGTTAACACCTCAACCGACTGCAGGAACATATCTTCCGGGACAAACAGTAACAATGTGTTATACAATGACCGGATACAGTCAAGCAGGTACCAATTGGATTGAAGGATTTGATTTGAATTTAGGTTCCGGTTGGGCATCCGTTACACCACAAACAGCACCAGCAAATTGTGGAGGAAATGCTACCGGAGGACAGTGGGTATGGCGAACCACAGTAACTGCAACAACAACTCCGGTTGCAACAGTAGGTCCTGGATATTTCTTTGATTTAACTACGGACGGTAATCCTGGAAATGATTTTGGAGATTCAGGTTCATGTACCTGGACATTTTGTGTGACATTAACGGTGGCAAATGGATGCACACCTCAAAGTTTATTGATTCAAGTTACAGCTGGTCCGGATGGTTTATGGGGAAGTTACAACAATAGTTCGTGTGACAACGTAACACCATTCACAGTTTTTAACGGGACAATCAATGCATCAACACCGGTATTGGGTATTATCAGTCACAATTAAAAAAAGGATTAACAACATGAAACAACTCGTTTTAGCATTAATGTTACTAACAAGTGTAGCATATTCACAGACAACAACAAATCCAGACACGATTTGCTATCAAACCACCGCATTATCAACCTATCAAGTAGCATCGGTAGGTACGGGAACATATACATGGACAATACCTACATGTGCCACATTAGTATCTGGCCAGGGAACAAATAATATATCAGTGAATTGGTCTGCATGTCCCGCAGGATTAATTAACAATGCGGTATCTGTAACATTTACCAATGCAGCAGGATGTGTATCGTTGCCAGTTACACTCAATGTATTAATCTATCAAGTCGTACCAACGATTGTCCCGGTTGGACCTTTTTGTGCCAATGATCCGTGTGTTGCATTAACAGCTAATCCTATAGGCGGAACCTGGAGTGGCATCGGAGTAACGGGTACTCAATATTGTCCTGGTACTTCTAATTCAACAATTACATATACATATTCAAACGCCGGCTGTACTTTCACAACCACAACCAACACAGTCGTTAACACGATACCAGTATTAACCCCAATACAGCACAACTAATGCGGTTTATTATATACATATTAATATGGATGCCATTATGGTTATTATCGCAGCAAACCGTAGAATTATGCGATAATACGGCAACATACACATATTCAACCCAATCAAACATTGCTAGCAACGTTGAATGGCAATTAAATTCACAGTATTATTATGGTAATTCCGTAATCATTACATGGGATACACCGGGTGTATACACATTAACGGCAACACCAATTGGCTCAGCCTGTCCAGGAGATACCCAATCAATTACGGTAACGGTTATGGAATGTGATGATTTAGTGTATTGGATACCAAATACATTTACACCAAACGGAGATGAATTCAATACCGTATGGGGTCCGGTGTTTACTGGATCATTTGATGCAATGGATTTCAATTTGATTGTAGTAAACCGATGGGGCAATTTAATTTGGCAAAGTTTCGATGATGCAGCAAAATGGGATGGTACTTACAACAATAAACTAGTAGCCGATGGCGTATATATTTGGTACATAAACTTTGGTATCTTGAATTCAGATGAACGAATCATATTACATGGTCATGTTACCATTATCAAATAATTTTAAAAATCAACACAATGGAATTAATAACAACACACCCAATAAAGAAATCTGATTTAGGATTTCATGGAAACCTCTTCGGCGGCAAATTACTTTCATGGTTGGATGCATCCGCAGTGGCATACGCAATGCAATTGTGTGATACGCCCCGTATGGTAACGGTATCCATTGACAAATGTGTATTTGAAAAACCTAGCAAAGAAGGACAATTGCTTAAAATATTCAGTCGTCCGGAAGAATTAGGCAACACATCGGTTACATTGTATATTGAGGCACGTGCACACAATGTATACACCGGAAAGCAAACGGTGGTATTGAAAACCAACATGAAGTTTGTGCAAATTGATGAAGAAGGTCATCCAATTCCATTAGGCGACAAAGCACGTAAAAGAATTTCAGGCATTTTAGGAAAAATGGTTGGATCTTGACAGTAAATTTCATATAATATAGAAAAATATGAAAAAATTAATTTTAGCAGTAGCATTAGTTTCATTGGCAACTAGTTGCACAGAAAATTCCAGAGCTCGTAGATGGGGTGGAACAGAAGAAATTTCGTTGAAACCAAATGAAAAGGTTTTGAATGTCACTTGGAAAGAAAACGAAATGTGGATTTGTACAAAAGACACCGTTACAGGCATCGTTTATTTCCGCGAAAAATCGAGTTGGGGAGTAATGGAAGGAACGGTTATTTTAAAATAAAGTTAAAAAAGTTCATCAAAAGGTTGGAAATTAAAAAAAAAGTTCATATATTTAATATATAAATAAAAAGAAAAATAAGTAACCCTATATTTATAACTAGAAATGAAAAGAAACATTAACATATCAAATTGCTTATATTGGTCGAGTGCCAATCAGGTGACGAATCATAGCCGCTTCTGTATGGAGCTGCCGATTCAAGATCCAAAGCAATATACAGGAAGTTCCGGGATAAGTTAATGTAATTTTATTATATAAATGAATTTGTCCCGGGTCTTTAATTAGGCTCGGGATTTTTACATTAATGCTTTGATAGCACAATTGGTAGTGCACGTCACTTGTAATGATGAGGTTGTGGGTTCGATTCCCTCTCAAAGCTCAAAAGAAAACGTTCTTTGACATATTGGCTATACAATGCCCTGTAGACGAATTGGCAAAGTCACCACACTTTGACTGTGGAGTTTGGAGGTTCGACTCCTCCCGGGGCAACAATTGGAAGATGAATCACAGCGGCCTGTGACTCCGCCTTGAAAGCGGGTGGTACTGCAAGGTATTGGGATCGACACCTACTTCTTCCTCAAAGCGAGCAACTGTGCGCTATACAAAAAGTAATTTGCATTTGGCAATTGCTACACAGTTGACAACTAGGCGTAGGAAAATTGGTTAATCCGCTGCATTTGGGATGCAGAGACTGAAAGTTCGAGTCTTTCCGCTTAGACTATTATTAACCCATAAAAGGATCAATTATGGAAAGTGACAAGAGCGATAAGTATCGCAAAACGAAAGATCCTGAAGCATTAAGGTGATGCACCAAACTTTTAATTTGGGGAAGACGGATCATTACCGTCCAGGATCACAAATGCACCTTTAGCTCAATTGGTAGAGCGCTGCTTTTACATAGCAGATGTCATAGGTTCGAATCCTATAGGGTGTACAATTGGAAGTGTTGAGCAATTGGCTGGCTCGCTTGACTGTAAATCAAGTCCGAAAGGCGTGTAGGTTCGAACCCTACCACTTCCACAATATTGGCCAGAAGCTTAAGTGGTATACAGCTACGGCCTGTTAAGCCGAGGATAGTAGGTTCGAGTCCTACCTGGTCAGCACAATGCGTTTATAGCTCAATTGGTTAGAGCATCCGCCTGATACGCGGAAGGTTATTGGTTCGAGTCCAGTTAGACGCACAATTGGAAAGTAAACCTTGATGGCGATAGGGCTTGCCTGCTAAGCAATGTGTACCTGCAAAGGTATTTGGTTCGATTCCAATGCTTTCCTCAATATATCGAGAGGTCAGGGACCGGGTTTGGCTCATATCCGAACCTAGAGTGGATCGTTACCACTTCTCGGTACTGTGTATGTAGCTCAGTTGGTTAGAGTGCTTGATTGTGGTTCAAGAGGTCGCGGGTTCAACTCCCGTCATACACCCAAAGAGCAGTGGAATGCTGTAGTTGAGAAGTAGAGTGTTTTAAATGCTGAAAAAGGGTTAGTAGTAGGCAGGCGTCACTCATTGCACTCAATCAGTAACCCCGAAAAACCCGTAGCTGCTCTTTATGCCTTGGTGGTGGAATGGTAGTCACGGCGGTCTTAGAAACCGTTGCCGAAAGGTGTGAGGGTTCAAGTCCCTCCCGAGGTACAAAGATGATACAAAGCGTAGAATGGCAAGCGTGGAGAGACGTGTCGCAAAGGTACACACTAAGGATAAGTAGCAATACTCAGCTCTCTAATGGTGTGTGAAGGCTTCCAAGCCAAGATTCCCGATAAAGTTATTCATCATCTTTACTTACACCTGTAGCTCAAATGGATGAGCACTTCGCTACGAACGAAGAGGCTAGGAGTTCGAATCTCTTCAGGTGTACAATTGCCCTTGTCGTTCAACGGAATAGGACACATCACTTCTAATGATGGAATCGGAGTTTGAATCTCTGCGAGGGTACGATAAAATAAAAAATTGCGACACTAAACCAACTAGGTATAGTAAAGCAAAATTAGGTTTATTACATACTTCAGTAGCTCAGTTGGTAGAGCACCGGATTCCAAATCCGGGTGTCGGTGGTTCGAACCCATCCTGGAGTGCAACAAGGACCGGTAGCTCAGTTGGTAGAGCAGGAGATTGAAGATCTTCGTGTCGGGGGTTCGATTCCCTCCCGGTCCACAAATGCTTAAGTGTCCGATTGGTAAGGTCCAGGTCTGCAAAATCTCGGTATGGGGGTTCAAGTCCCTCCTTAAGCTCAAAAAAAAAGTAACAAAAAGGTTGGATTCGATTGATTTATTTTATATATTTAAAGTATAAAAATAAAGAGATGGAAATTAGACATTTAATTAATGACACATATCAATTGATTGCGTTGTCAGATAATTCGATTTTATTTCAAGGTACGTTAACGGAATGTGCGTGCCAGGAAGAACATATTATGTATAGACAATTTATGTCGTATGGTTTTTAAGCGATAGTAGCTCAGATGGTAGAGCACCGTCCTTCCAAGTCGGGGGTCGCAGGTTCGAGCCCTGTCTATCGCTCATAATGGGGTTGTATGTCTCAAGGCTGACGAGACTGCTTTGCAAGCAATCTGTGGTGGGTTCGATTCCCACCGGCTCCACGAAAGTCTTAAAGATCCTATAACCGATAGGGGACTTTTATTAATGGTCCATTGGTGTAGTGGCTAACATACCACCCTGTCACGGTGGTGCCTCGAGTTCGATTCTCGCATGGACCGCATACAAGTTCCGTTCGACAAGCGGTTAAGTCGTTGCCCTTTCACGGCAAAGTCACGGGTTCGATTCCCGTACGGAATACAATATAGCGGGGTAGAGCAGTTGGTAGCTCAGCAGGCTCATAACCTGAAGGTCGCAGGTTCGAGTCCCGCCCCCGCTACTACAAGATGATTACTTGAGGTTATAGGTATCCCAGAAACCTTTCGACATACTTTTGGGCGTGAGACAAAGGCGGGAATCAATGAAGTAAAGCCGTAAATCGTTCTTCATTCGGAGTTGGCAATGCTTCGTGAGATCTAATCAATTAAATTGCCATTTGCCCCGGTGGTGGAATGGTAGACACGCTGGACTTAAAATTCAGTGGGCATTATGCTCGTGCGGGTTCAAGTCCCGCCTGGGGTACGCAAAAAACACGAAACGGAGTTTCCTTGCCATGGGGTGGGTTTTACAAGTTTTAATATAGTCAGGTGGCGGAATGGTAGACGCAAATATCCATACAGGGATGTGCAGTTCTGTATAACTGTACATACAGGTTCGAATCCTGTCCTGACTACGTGGGAAAGATTCATCCCGAAATCAGAACATGGATCACAAACACGCGAACCTAAGTACCTGTACAGCGGTGAGTATCGGGCTAAGTTATATACAATTCCTCGGAGCTGGGAGTAGAATGCTTAGGAGCGTGTTTTTTATTTTATTGGTAGCTTGTCTAGACAAGCAAATTGGACCTGTAGCTCAGTTGGTTAGAGTAGCGCGCTCATAACGCGACGGTCCCTGGTTCGAGTCCAGGCTGGTCCACTTAAACAGAAAGAACAAGTTATGACAGCAGAACAATTTGCTTATTGGTTACAAGGATTCATGGAGATAGAAAATCCATTAAATTTAAACTCTTCGCAAACAGCTATTATCAAAGATCATTTAGCATTGGTATTTAACAAACAGACACCGGATCGCACCGTACCCGGAGTACCGGCTAATCCAACATGGTCACAGCCAACAATGCCACAATGGCAAGAACCCAATATTGTAATTGAACCATCTAAATTGACTCCTATTTGTGCTGGATTTGACCCTTCTAATCCTGATTCTACTAAAAAGTTTTGTTAACGGTTTGAATTGATTGAATAATTTTATATAATTTAAAAAAAGAACAACTATGACACAAGTACAACAAGAAAGAGTAAACGAGTTTAGCCGAATTTTAACAGAACATGTTGCTAGTATCGTTAACGATAATTCCGGAATGGAACCGGTAGAACGTACAGTAACTTATGATTATGAAATGAACGATGTATCTACTCCTGTACCCACTCCTATACAAAATCCTGGATCAAATAAAGCTAATTATCAACCAGAAATTAACCAAGTTAATAACGGATTCATTGTACGATTAGGATGTCAATCATTTGTATTTGAAACATTTGATAAAATGTTTAAATATTTAAAAATGTATTTTGAAGATCCAAATGGAACAGAAGCAAAATTTCACAAAAACGAATTATTCTAATTAACTAAATAAAAGAAAACCATGACAAATCATTCATTATCCGCAAAAGGATTATCATTATCGCAAGCACAATCAGTATCTAACTTATGCAATCAAGCAAGTCGCGATATTGAATTCAAATTAGCCAATATCAACAATGCCTCAAAAACATTGAAAATTGGAGAGACTCAATATATCGAGACTCAGGCAAATCCATTGCCGGATAATGTAGTAGAGATGTTGGTACGTAAAGCCGAGTTGCATGCAACGCAAGCCTTCTTGATGGAAAACATCAAAGCAAAAGATGCCATGTTAACTCGTGTAAAGAATCAACGCTTTGAGTACGCGGTTACTGCACCTGAATATCCAGAACTAGAAGAAGTTCAGTTAACTGAATTAGTTGAGGAATCTTGGGGTTGGAATCAATTGACGGTTGCAGAACGCAACGAATTTATTTCGGCGGAATCACACGCAGCACATTATGGTCAATTCATTCACAAACGAGGTACCCTAGACCGTCTTAGAAGCGAATTGCCGACGCTTAAAACATTGGAGTGGATTGAAGTGGAAGCTGGAAAGAAAACACCGTTAGATGTTCACATTCACCACACAATCGACCAATTATCCGGAGTACACGAACAAATTGCAAAGTTACATAGAGACGCAGAGCAACGTGTTAATTACTTCAAAGCCAAAGTTAAAAACTTGGTTACTTCAGAGAATGCTAGAATCTCGAAAGAGAATGCAGATTTGCAGTCAGAAGCAAATGCAATCAACGAAGGTCGAATGGATACATATAGATCCGCAAGAATGAAATGGAGCGATGATTCCAGAAAGGCATCCATGCAATTTGAAGCAAGTCGTCAACAAGAAACAGAAAGAGTTGCAGCTTTGAGAATTGAAGTTGATACTAGATTCAAAGCAACAGTTGACTCCTTTCTAGCTAAAATAAATTAATATTTGGGTTGGTAACGGAGCATGGCACGAGTTATAACTCCGTTACCTTTATGAGTAGAATGATGAGGTTTTATAAAAAAGTATTTAAAATATACATATGACACTTCTAATGCGACTTCGGGTTGCATTCACAACTACCGCCTCTTTACAAAATTAAACAAAACTGAGATAGAACTCCCAGTTAGACAAGTTACTGAAAATCCATAGAGAAAGATGAATCTTTACCAGGCAGATAATTGGCTAACAAACCGAGTCTTAGTTTTTGTCTTTGTCTTTGTGGTAAAGAGGGTCTTTGATTTCGATTTAGTCTTAGTTTTAGTCTATTTCCTTATCATTCTAATCAACTCAATTATTTGGATATTTCCCAGAAATTATATATATTATTAAAAAAAGATGATGACCATTACATTTCTTAGTGATACGCATACCAAGCATCACCACGTATTATCTTCACGTAGCATCCGTAGCGCAGAACAAAGTGTTGATTTGCCAGGCGGAGATATTCTTATTCATGCTGGCGATTTCATGGGATCTGGTTACAGTAAATCCGAAGCGATTGAATTCTTTGATTGGTTTGATTCAATTCCAGGATATGAAACTAAAATTTTAGTTGCTGGTAATCATGACCGCATTATGCAATTGGATCCGGAATGGGCTAAAGGTATATTATCTGGATATAAAACTATTGAATATCTTCAAGATGACGAATTGGTTTTGTATTTTGATGGACCTAACGGAGACTTTCCGGAAGAAAATATTCACATATACGGATCACCATGGCAACCAGAATTTTATAATTGGGCATTTAATTTGCCTAGAGGTGGCGAAGAATTGAAAGCACGTTGGGATGCAATTCCAAAATGGACTGACATTCTTATCACACATGGCCCAGCACAAACATATTTAGATACCTCAGGTCCGCCATACAATACTCCGTTGTTAGGATGTGAATTATTAAAGGAACGCATTGAATTGATTCGTCCTAAGATTCATGTTTGTGGACATATACATGGAGGAGCTGGATATCATTACAATGGACATACACATTTCTTCAATGCGTCTATCTTAAATGAACAATATCATTATACTAACCAACCCATAACAATAAAATGGAACGACGAAACAAACGAAATAACTTGGCCAAACCGATGAGAACGCGAACAAAACCAGAACAAGCGTTTCATGATGGCCGAATGAAATTAACATGGCGTAAATTTTTAGCAAAAGTTCGTTTTGTTATGATTCATGGCGGTTTTGTTAAAAATCCTGAATTCGATTAACAATGAAAGCATTATTCCTTGACCACGATGGCGTAATATGCCTAGCTCAACAATGGGGTGGACGGTTCAAGAAGCCAGGATTTGATAGCAATCCGGATACTCCAATGGATATTCGCAACGATAATTTTGACAAAAAAGCTGTTAAAGTTCTCAATGACATCATACAAGAAACTGGTTGTGAAATTATTACGTCAACGGATTGGCGACGTCGTAGCACATTGCAACAAATGCAAACCATGTACGTAACTCGAGGAATTAAACCTCCGATTGATATGACAGGCATATTTTCTGAATTGTTAAAACAAGACAAAGTTCCGGGACATTTTGAATTCACATTTGACAATTCATTGGAGATTGAACGTAGCTGTGAAATATTGCATTGGTTGTCAGAACATCCAGAAGTTACACATTGGGTTGCTGTAGATGATTTAGACTTGTCACTACACGATGGCTGGGGGTTGACAAATTTCGTTCAGACACCCAGGTCCCGAGAAGGTATCAAACAAATAGGTATTAAAGAAAAAATCATGAAGTTTTTACAATGAAACATTGGCTGATTAAAATGTGGCCATGGCCATTATACATTGCAATAATATTGGATGCGATATTATTGATACTGAGTAATATTTAGACCAACCCGTACAGGAGTTCTTTGACATACGGAGGAAACACATGGAACTAACATCATTTGTTTTAGGCATAGTTACGATAGTAGCAATTATATTCATGATTGCTGTTGTTGTAGGTTTGGTTAAGATATTAAAGTTAAACAAACAAGTTCAGGAATTACAAACACAACTAACACAGAATACTGATTCGATTTACCGCGATATGCAATCTGAACACGCAGACACTTGGCAACAATTTGAAGCAACGGGACGCGATATCACAATGGTTGAACGAACTCTTCAACATCAGATACAAGAAGAAGTCGCAGTGTCTAAAAGATACATAGATTCTCGTATTGATAAACTCATTGACACATATTTTGTAGTCAAAGAAGCAGAACAACAAACAAAAAAATTAATTAAAGGATAACAAAGTTTCTTCCGTATTGGTTGGTTTTTTCTAGAACATTTCATATAATATAAAAAAAAAGAGATGAACAGAAAGCGAAATTTTAAAACATGGTGCTTGTTATCATTGCGACGTGTAGGAATGTTGTGTAAGAAACCAATAGAGCCTAAACCTAGGATCCGTGTAGCAAAAACAATACACCCAGATGGTACTGTTGAGATATTGCCAGCACGAGTACAAAGCAAAGACATTGTTAATGTAACTCCAATGAAATCCGAAGTGCATGTTTGGATTGAAAACAAAAAATCAGCATTTAAAAAT